ATTCTTAACTCATCAGACTGGCGCCTAGCGATCAAGTGCATTGCATCAACGCCCGCCTGTTTGTATAATCCTTTTTGAGTTTCTAGGCTTTTGCGTTTTAAGTCTAAAATAAACTTTTCGCTTTTGCCCTCTGCTTTTGCTGTTGCAATTGCAAGCTCCAAACGGCGCTCCTCTATTTTAATTTTCTTTTCGCCGTTAGATAGCAGTTCGCCCTGTGCTTCTTTTAAACGCTCAATATTTTTTTCAACTGCTGCGGTTTCTGCTGCAAGTTTACTTAGCAAATATCCAACGGCTGCAATAGACGCTGTGAGGATCACCCAAGGCCCTGCCGCTAACGCTAAATTCATTGCCCTAGTCGCTACTGTTGCGCCGTTAGTTGCGGCTGTATAAATGCTAGTAGCTGCTGCGCTCAGTCCTTGGCGAAATGCGCTTTCGGCCTGCAGGGCATTACCTACCGCAGTCAAACCGTTGACGATGGCCATTGCTGATTGCAGCTTAACCATTGCCGCTTGCAAATCCTTACCGCCTAATCCTGCTAATTGCATGGCTCCTTGCATTGCCCCAAAGGCTCCCGCCGCCGCCTGCACTCCACCTAGCACCGCATCCAATCGACGCGTATCACTCGCAAAATATCCAACCTCCGCACGCGTGTCCGCGATGCTGTCCTTCATGCGGCCCGCCTGTTTAATTATTTCATTAGCAACTTGGGCAAACTCTGGACCTAACGCCCGGGCTTCCATTGCTAATTGGGTTAACTGCCTTACGCTTCCCATCGTTGGGTTACGCGTAGCAATAGCCGCCAAACGTTCCTCCATCCCTTTAGCGGACTTCGCAACCTCGGCACTCATTTGGTTGCTGCTCTTTTGAACTATAGCAATAGCCTTGTTAAACCCTTCGCGCAGTTTTTCAATGTCTGCGCCAATTACAATATTTAAACTTTTAGCCATTAGATTATAATTTTATCGCCAGTTTCCAAAAGCACAAAGTCGCCACTTTCCAAAAGAATAAAAGACTCTGCAGCAGGCGCGGGCGAAGTGTAAATATAGTTTAGTAAATAGTCCTGAGAAATTTGGTAAAGTCCCGCAAACGCTGCCGTGTCGTCTGCTGTGTGATTCTCGCCGTCATATTCAATTACTTGCACGTAAGAATCGTTATAGGTGTCAGGCGTTACCGCGTCATCAAACGCCGCCCTAACTTGCCCGCTCAACTCGATTGCATCCGCAAAGCTCGTTGCATAAACATTAACTTGCACCCGTGCAAACTCTGTGCGACTGTGGCCGCTGTTGGTTGGGTTGGCTGCAACGGAAACAAGGTTATAACTGATCGCGGGAAATGCTGATTCCTGCGGGATTCTCACGGGGTTTATCCGCGTGCCTACTAACGAAGTGACCCCCGCCGCATTGCTTAAAATTGAATAGACTATTTTTATAGGTGCGCTCATGCTTTCGCGTCTGGGGTTAACTTATCAAAGACATGCGAATATAGTTTTAAAGCGTCGTGAATTGATAGGTAATCGGATTGCTCCCAAGGAAATGTTAACAGCCTTTTCGGTTCTATGGGTTTCTTTAAGTGTGGGGCCATGCCAGTAGCAACTGCCCAGCGGGTTACTTCCCATTGGTTTCTGTACTGCTGCTGCTGAGCTTCGCGCATCCCTTCCAATTTCAAACGCCAAAAGCGAGGCGTTGAAAGTAGAAACTCCCTTTCACTTAGCATCATTTCGCCATAAGCGATGCGCTCAATCTTGCGCCAAGTTAGCGGGGCGCTGTCGCCCTTGGCAGTTACTCCCCCGTTGATTCTTCAACAGGTGCAAAAAATTCTGTTATTGCTGCGGTGAATCCTTCGATTGCGGGCGTAAGTTCCTGAAACTTTTTAATTGCAGCTCCTAACTTTTGCACAGATGCAAATGGCGTAGGCTTGCCCTCATTCTCTGCAGCTTCTAAAATTGCATAAAACGCGCAATTCAAAGCAAAATCCATAGACTTGCCTAAGTCCTTTTGTAGACTTAAATCGTTAAAAGTTTCCATGCCTGCAACCTCCATAATATTACGAAGGCTATTCATGTTAAATAAAAGGGGGTGACTTGCACCCCCGATTTTTATTGTAGTGCTCATTGCACAAATATAATACTATTAAGCAACAGTGCCAATAGTCAAAGCGCCAGATCCCTGCAAGGTGCCAGTCCAAGTTGCTTTGTCGTTGTTTGGTGCGCTAAGGCTTAATGATGTAAAGAAAGCGGTACCGCTATATTTTTCGTCGCCTGTTACGTTTGAGCTCATTACAATAGTCAATAAAGTACCCGCAAGCAAATCTGTTACCAAATCCTTGTACGAAACTTGTGAAGCTCCAACGCTTGAATCATCTTCAAAGATTGCTTCAACGTTCAAAGTATAGCCATACTCGCCGGCAATAAACTCCTTGGCGCCTGCGCTGTCTTTACTTGTTACGTCGATCATATCCTTAGAAATGTCGAGCGAGTTAGATGTCGCGTTAGCGATTTTTTTAAGTGTGCCGCTCACATCTTTATAGATGCTTATGAGCGTGCCGTTAACTGGTCCTGTGGTTGGCATGATTATTTATATATTAAGTTATTTTTTTTAGCTAATTTGGCTAGGATTTTATCCACGCCGTTTATAATTCCGTCCGTTACTCTGCCCGCGTTCTGGTCTAATGCCGGGCGCATAAAAGGGCGGGCTTCAATGATGCCAGTATAGCGGCCTGTCTTTTCCTGTATACGTGCAACAGTGCCATACTCAAACATCGGGCCGAGGTAATTATTGTAATATTCTTTGCGCAATCCAATCAGCACTTTTGTTTTATTGTCCTTATCCTTTCCAGTAATAAAGCCGATGGATGCCGCCAAGTCTCCGCTATCCTTTGGCGCTAGATTCTTTGCGCTACTAATTATTGGTAATGCCTGAGCTTTGAGCATGCGCTGAAATTCGGGGTTGTCGATTTCGACCCCCATTGCTTTTAAGGCGTCTATCACCTCGGCAATATTTTCAACGCTTTTGCTCATTCTGTTAATTCAGTTTGCAACTTCAAATATAAATTCCTTGCTAGGTTTGCAATGTTAACAATGTTGTGATTAAGCCCCGCGTCGACTATCCTGTGCTTAACGCTTACCGCTGAATTAAAGCGAATAGTATAGTAAACGATTTGCTTATGCTCTCTGCGGTCCGCGTTGACCTGTTCGCTGCCGCTTTCCTGTTCTACGCGCTGAGCCCAAGCTGTTGCATATTCGGTCCACGTCTGCAATTTCTCCCCTGTATTGGCGTCGATAGTTTCCGCATAACTCTGCAGGCTTACCAATACATCCATAGATCCCGACTGCATTATAGTATGATTTGGATTTTATAAGGATCTAAAAGATACTCGAAGCCTAAAGATATTTTGCTTTGGATGGTTCCAACTACAATAGCATTTCTATTATCGTAATACTGGCCTACCAAAAGCAAGGCGGCGTGTTTAATTGCCATTGGGAAAATAGTATCTGGGTCAACGCTTGCGGTTCCCACTGGATTAAATCCTTCAGATACTTCAATAATATACTTAATCGTATCGTCGGTTATTGAGTCGGGCGCTGTATTGATAAAGATATTTCGCGTATAGTTGCCCATTGGGTCAGGTGCTACTATCCAATCGCTGCCAGCAAATGCCGTTACCGCTTGGCTAGAGTTTACATAACTTACAGAGTTCACAGCCAACACGCGGCTATTTACGCGCAGATAATTGCCAGAAGGTATATTGAGGCCGTTAACGGGATTGATTAGCGCAGGCGAGCCCGTAAAGCTATCAAAGCCATATTTTGCCGTTCCCTTCTTAATTGAGTATCCCAAATAATTGCTGCAGGCGTCAACGGCCATACTAATCAAACCGCTAATATAACTGTCGTCATCGGAAGCCGTAACGCGCAAATGCTGCTTAGCGTCGGCTAAACTCAAGTAGTCTGTGGCTACATTTGCAAAGGCTGTGTATCTTCTAGATTTAAACATTATTCGGCGTCTAATTCGGTCTCTGGGTTAGTCGGTTTCTTTTTGGTCTTAGGTGCAGCTACAACTTCAACAGCACCAGCCTCAAGTAATAACTCGGCTTGCTTTGTTTCAATGTCTACCACTTCGCCCAAGTTGTAACTAAGGTTAAAGTGCCCTGTTGGATTAATCAAAAATTTTACTAACATTTGGCCCGAGGGGGGTACAGTCAAGACCCCCCGCAGCACTCGGACTTTTACGCCCCCGAGCGGGCTAGTTATTAGGCAACGATGTCCTTACAAACCGCGAAGGCTGCAGGGTTCAATAAGTTGCAATCCAAATAAGCGTTAAGTACTACGTTGGTCAAGCCAGCAGTAGCTCCGCTATACGGGTCAACTGTCAACTCCATTCCACCCCAGTTAGCAATAGCCATTTTGCTGAAGTCTCCAAAGATCATTGCAGACAAAGTAGAGCTAGAACCTTTGCTCAAGTTGCTAGGCACCAAGGTAGTTGTTTGAACATTGTAGCCGTTCAAATCAGTACCACCAGAAGGCCAAATAAAGTTACCTTCAACACCTGAAGATTGGCGGGCAGTAGTTTGCAATTTAGCTTTAACCAATGGGTTAGTTAAGTAAGCAACACCGTTACCGTTAGCGTTCTCAACTGCTTTCATCAAGTTAACAACATCGGCCCAAACTGGAGCGATTCCGTTAGCGTTGGTTGCGTTTGAAGTTGCGCCACCTGCGAAAGTTACGTTAACGTTAGCGTTACCGATAATTCCTACAGGCTCATTAGATCCACCACCTTTAATAGCAGCAGTTTCCAAAGATTGTGCCATAGCATTAAGCAACCAGTTTCTTACGTACCCGTCGATAGAGTTAGAAGATTGTAACATCAACTGGTTAGAAACTTGGATGTAAGCAGCCAAACGCTTCGGAGAAAAAGTGATTTTAGAGAAAGCGGGGCTTTTTTCAGTAGCTGTGCCGTTCTCAGTATTCCAACCTGCACTTGGCAAAGTTGATGCTGTTGGTAAATCTAAGTTACCTACCAATCCGCTCAAACGCTGAACGCCCAAACCTGCTAATACTGTGCGAGGCAACAAAACGTCAATAATTGAACCAACAGAAGTTTGGATATTTACTCCACCTTCAGAGCCTGAGCTTCCGCCTGTGGCAGTCATGTCACGTGTGAATACTTCAGAAGGGATTTTGATAGAGTGAGCAGAAACGCTAACACCTGAGCGCTGAAATTCAGAACCACCCATTGCAGAAAATTCGCCTTCAACGCCTTCACGACGGCCAGTGATAGCCATTTCCATTGCGCGCTTGAAGCTGTAATCTTTAGCCATGTTTGACTTTTCTTTCTCTTCGCTACGGCTTGCGCTGTGGCCTGCTGCCTGAGCTGCAAGGTTTTGCAATTTCTCTAAGGTTTCAACCTCTGCTTTGATCGCGCCCAAACGAGCCTCGATTTCAGACAAACGGTTGTTTTCAGTGTCAGCCATAGAACGTGCTTCACGCTCGATGGTAGATTGTAGGGTAGACAATTCGCCTAGCAAACGTCCACGCTCTTCTTTTAGGGCTTTAATTTTATTCATGATTTTTGTTTTTTTTAATAGTTTGTGTATCTGGCTAAAGCAAGTTTCAAAATATCTGCGCTAGCGTTGCTACGCTTTGCCGCTTCAATTTCAAGCTCTTGGTCTCTGGTTGCTGCAATACTGCGGGCGTCTGCTTCTGTATCCTCATAGGCGGGATAAGTTACAGGGCTCACGTCGTATAGATCCTCAATTATTGTTATTTTACGCTTGCCCATAGTTCCGTACTTTTCGCTTTCGCTCCAAGTTTGCTCTTTGATTGTAAAAGCAAATGAGCTTTGCGTAATGTCTCCGCGCATAATAGAACGCACAACGCTCATATGCGTAGGGTTCTCGTAATCTGGTACCCAAGTATACTCTAAATTCCCGTCACCATTTACAAATACTCTGCAAGTGTCTGCCTTTGTGCGGCCCAAAATTAAATCGGCTTCGTGGTTAAACAAACAACGGATATCGTAATCCTTACTCAAAGCGTTGTCAAACGCCCCGGGCATTATCACCTCTTCAAAATATCCAAGGTCAGTAACTGAATTAATAACGGCAGCGATGCCACCAATTTCTTTTGGCATGCCTTCGCCCTCTGCTCTGGTGTGGACGGTGCCCGTAAATGTGCGCCTTTCTTGTTTCATTTTAATTGTTTTCTAAATTATTTACGCCGTCTGGGTTATTGTTTTTGTCTGCGGTCGCCATAAGATTTGCAATCTTGGCATCCATATACTCGTTGATTTGACTTGACGGCATTAAGTTGGCCTCAATTAAATATTCGTCGCCACCATCAAAAGCGTTAACATCCTCATAAACCCGCGCCTCGTTTCTAGAAAGCCAGCCGCCGCGGAT